TCATGGCTGGTAATACACTCGATTCTGGTCGAGCAGATCCTTGACCATGTAGGGCAGTTCAGCTTGCGTTCCAGACTGGACTGGCGTGCGATTCTCAAACCAGTGCGTGATGAGCATCAGCATGGCCCGCCGCGCGACTCCCGGAATATGCTCTCCCAGCCAGGCACCGACGCCGGCAACAGCGGTAACAGCCTCATCCGCAAGAGTGGCCGCGCCATTTTCGTCAACGGCCGCAATCGTAGTACGCAAGGTTGCAGCAGCCGCGCCCACCGCACCAGCCGCACCAGCGCCTGGAATATAAATCTCCCGGCCGGCATCCTCTTGAGAAAAGACAGCGCCGGTCACAGCATTCGAAGCGGCCCCTATCGTGACAGTGACCATCGTCCCGTAGCCTGCTATGTAATCGACCCAGATGCTGTCGACCTGATGCAGTGCCTGAGGCCATGGGTCCGCATGCGGAGCGTGGTAAATCTTCGCCGGTTCACAATGCGGAGCGATGACATAGATGTTTGGGTCGAGAGTTTGAACTGCTCCGTCTTGATCGAGATACTGGATCTGCGAAACGGAGCGCAGCGGAGAGCGGGACAGTTCGAAATGGTTGCGTTGTTCGCCAGACAAGTCATGACGGGTGGGCGCATCGTAAATCACGTTGTAGGGAATCGGCAGGCGATGGCCTGGAAAATGGTCGAAGTACTCGCGATAAGTGCGGAGGACGTAAGAGCGAGCTGTATGCAGCTCCGCTTCCCCCCGTGCATCCGCAATCAAGTCTTCCAGATCGATGTCGTCAAGCGTGTTCGCGTCATCGATCCGGCACTGGCGCTTCGCCTGCGCGAGTGTGATCGGCTCACAGACCGCTCTTTTCAATATGCTGAGACCCGCCACGCAAGCACCTCGAATGAGATAGAAACAGCGTTCAAAAATCGGGCCGGAGAGAAATGTTCTGTGAATTCTCCGGCCCGCCCAAAAAAGCAGCGATTTAGGCCGCGCCTTCAAGAGGGCTGACCAGGACGTTGGTAGCCGCGACGGTTGCCGGATCGTTGGTGGTAGGCAGGACCCGTGCCGAGTGCTGGAGGGCAATCACTGAGTCAATAACAGACCCGGTGGCTCCGCCGCGGACAACGACGGGACGAAGATAGCGCTTGACCGGACGGTAAACCTCCAGGACTGCGCACTTTTCATCGTCGGTGATGGCAAGCGGGGTATTGCTGCCTGCCAGATCGGTCATATCGGAGCCGTCGGGCAACGTGCCTTCCTGCGCCTTGAGGGAAGGCGTGCCGTCGGTGATTGCGCCGAGCTGCGCGGTAAAGACAACGCCCTCAAAGTCCTGCATATCGATGACGGAGCCATTGACCGAGGCAGTGCCCAGCGCAGTTGCAATGAGGACGCGGGTCACTTTGGTGCTTTTTGCAAGATTCATGAATCAATTCCTCACTTCTCTGTAAGAGTGGAAAATGTTTAGGGGCACCGCAGTGGCAGTGCCCCGACGCCCTAACCGCTGTTTAGGCAGTCTTCAGGCGAACGAAAGCCTCTTCGAGAACGGGCATGCCATCCGTCTCAAGGCGACCGATGAAGCCCACCTGGTTCTTCTCGGCATAGAGCTCGATGAGACGCTGGATTTCGATGGTGAGTGCATCGGCAATCTCATACTTCGAGAAGTCTCCGATGATGCCCACGTACTGGCCAGTGGTGAACGTGTTCGGGATGTACTCCGACATAAAGAACGGCCGGTTGAGGATGGTGTCCGGCTGGCCGCCGCTAATGCCCGGCTGCCAGACGTACTGCCCGTACAGATCCTTCAGTTTACGAATCTTACGGACCGCATCGCGATGGAACCCCCAGACGGCCTTCTTTTGGTACTGGCCTTTCAGGGAATACAGCGCATCGACAAGCACGTCGGCGTCCGAGAAGCCGGTGGCCAAGCCGGTGGAGACATCGCGGGCGGTACTGATGCCATCAGTACTAGGAACGAACACGCCCAGCGGCTGCTCGGCTCCGGTACCCAACAGGAAGCCCTTTTCCTGCGCGACGCCGAACTTGTAGCCCAGGCGCTCGATCACCTTGTCTTCGACCATCGGCGTCAACCGAATCAGCTTTTTGCTGATCTTGATGCGCTTGGACAACGGGTGCGGTCGCAGTTCGCGCTTGCCAAACTTCAGGCCCGTATCCTCATTGCCGGTTGCGATTTCCGGCGTCCAGTCGGCATCGTCCACATCGCCGGAACGGGTGGGAATGCCGAGCGACTGGGCACTGGTCACCGTGCTCTTGGTGGCCATGGTGCGGATGAAGACTTCGTTGTCAACAGCCTCAATGAGCCGATTGGCGAGCTGCTCGGAGGAGACCAGGTAGCCGCCGCCCTCATCGGAGTCCGACTGCAAAGCATTGCGAACTTCCGGCGATACATCGGACGGCATGCCGCCGCCAAAAACGGCAGCAACAAAAGCAGCATGGTAGGCCGCAGTGGCGCGGATACCTTGTGGCTTGCCGGATCCCTCACCGCGGCCATCGTTCTGCGGCTGCGTGCCATTGCCATGATTGCCTCGTACGGCCAGCTCGGACTCGCGAGTCTCCTGCTTCTCGTACATCAGGATCTCTGTGCCCAGTTCGTCGAAGCGTGTATCCATCTTGCGGAGCTGCTCTTTCTCTTCCGCGTTGGTGGCCCGCTTCTCGCCGGCGGCCCGATCCAGAACAGTGCGATACTGCTCGGTCAGGGTAGCCTTTTCGTTCTTCAGTTCAATCGACTTGCGCATTACATTCTCCTGGACAAACGAATTCATCCGGCAGCCTCTGCGGGAGGTTGTCGATGGTTTCCCGAAAACCGCATGGACTCCGGGTCCAGCCCAGCGGGCGCGGTCGAGCGGGCAAAACTTTGGGGCATAAAAAAGGCCTCGCGATAGCGAGGCCTTCTTTACAGCGACAAGGAATATTCGAATTAAGTGGCAAGAATCACGTCATGATTATTTGGCCGCCTTCGCTAGAAGGTAGATTTCCAGATCCCCCAAAATCGAAAACCTCCTGGCTTAATCTCGTGGCCGCAATCTCGCAGTACTTCTCTTCGCGTTCTATACCAACAGCAGATAGACCGATTGCCTTGGCAGCGACCAACGTGGTGCCACTTCCCATAAAAGGATCAAGGACAGACTTCGCATCAGGGAAGAAGCCTATACACCATTTCATCAGAGACAATGGCTTCATTGTGGGGTGTAATCGGAGTTCTTTGGATCTGCCTCCGTATTCTTGGAGCATCCCATTCCAGCGGTGTCTGAAGATCCGCACCGCACTTCTTTGATTTGTCCAGGCCAGCTCGCAATCGGCGAACCCTGTGCCATCGTTGCGCTTATCCCAAACAAGCCAGCGCATCGACGGAGGAAGATGAAAATAATTTCCGCCCCATATCACTTGGGCAGGAGCAGCGCCGCGACATATTTCGATCAGATCATCGGCAGCAGGGACATCATCCCAGTCAGATTCACCCCAATCCCTAGCCGGATAGGTCCTGCAGAACTTTCTGCCTCCGAAGCCCCCCTTTCCACTGCTGCCTCCAATGCGGCCACGGCACATACCGATCCCATACGGAGGATCCATACAGAGAAGATCAGAATTTACATCCTCGGCTTCTAGAACGTCTCTGCAATCCCCGTGATAAATCTTGATGCCCGCATGCTCGTAGTACGGGGTCATTGCTTACCTCGATACCCACCCATTGATCTATTGTCGGACCCGATGGACAACCTTGTTTCCCTCCATTCAATTCAAGTCGATACAATCTAGCTAAGAGCGTTCGTAAAGCGCAAGGCGCTGGCGCGCAACTTCATCGAACGCTGTGTCAGCAGCCTTGCTACCCACGTTTGAGTCATGCTGTGGGCAATCGCATCCCTCACAGTCACATGGATCATGCGAGCAACCCTGGCAGTCTCCATCGATGCAGGGCTGGCAATCGCACTGGCATCCAGATGTATCGGCGCGCGGCTTGCGTGTGCGCTGCAGCTTCTCTGGGACGTGCTTACAGTAGCGGCTCAGATTGAACGTCTTGACGAGCGCCTGGGCCTCTGTAGCTGCGCCTTCGTCCAAGGTGAGGATCTGATCGGCGAAGCCGTTATCGATGGCTTCTTGAGCGCCCATCCATGTCTCGGCATCCATGAGAGTCTTGATGGCCTCGGGCGTCTGCTCCGTCTTGGCAACGTAGATGCCACCCACCGTCTGCGAAATCTTGTCGAGCGTGTCGGCAGTCTTGCGCAGCGTGGGCCCATCCCCGTAAATGCCGACAGCGGCATTGTGGATCATGATCATGGCGCCAACACCAACGCTCACGGTGTCACCAGCCATGGCAATGACAGATGCTGCCGACGCCGCGATACCGTCAACGAAAACATCGATCGGCTTCGCTTGTGCGCGCAACAGGTTGTAGATCGCCACGCCCTCAAAGCAATCGCCGCCGGGCGAGTTGACGCGCAGCGAGATGCGGTCAAAAATACCGGCATCCTTGATGGCCGCGGCAACCGAGGAGGCCGTGATGCCGCCACCAGTCCAGAAATTTTCGCCAATCTCGTCGTAAACGAGCAGCTCAAGAGTCGAGTTCATGACCGCGGCAGCAAAAATTCGCTTCATTTTGCCCTTCATCTAATTCGCCTTCCTCGGCAGCAGGATGCGGATCGTGCGGTCAAGCTGGTAACCGGCGATCATGTCAGCGTTTTCGGCCGCCCAATTGGGCGCGTCGATGCCAATTTCGCGCGCAAAGGAGCTCGCAAAAAGCTTGTTTTCCGCAGATATTTCGTCGAAAAGACCCTCAATCAGGCTCAAAATAGGCGAAATTAGCGCAGATTCCGCGTAATTGCTCCGTTCGCCGGGTTTGCGGTGCACAATGCGGCCCACAGCGTCTCGAAAAAAGCGCTCATGCGCCTGGCGGATGCGACCGACAGCAGCCAGCGCTTGGCCAGGAGAGATGGCCCGCTGAATTGGCTTGCCGTCCTCGTCGAGCGTATCCGCGTTGGGAGTGTCGTCGAGCTGGTCGATGGGCATCATATTGAGCGGGATAAAGTAGCGATCGCCGCCTGGAATTGGGTTGAGTCCTTGGTATTCGCGGACGTCATTGTCGGAGTAAGCCCCGATCATGAACATATCTTTGCAGTGAGACGTGCGCGCCGCCGTGTCACCGCGCATCATGCCGTTGACGTCGAACTCGGTGAAGAAATTCCCCTTCTCGCGTGGTAGCAAAAGCGAACGATTGCAGGCCTGCTCAATACAAACCAGCCAAGGCGCGATGCAGTCGCGCAGGAACTCCAGATCCTGATGCTCGATATTGTTGTTGGTCGAGCGGCTCAGGTCTCCGATTTTGTGCGGAGGAACACGCCACAAGCCGGCCAGATCCGCACGCTGGAATTGCCGGGTAAGAATGGCTTGCGCCTTCTCCGGGTCGAGCGGATTCGGAACATAATCCAAACCCTCTTCCAGAACAGCGAGGCGATGCGCAGTATCAAGGCCACGCTGCTTTTCTTCGAAGCTCTCTTTGAGCCGCTGAGCAGCCTCTTTCGAGAGATTTCCCGGGTGCTTTAGGAAGCCCCCCGGCATCGATCCGTTACCGAAGAGCTTCGCGCCAAAGACTTCAAGCGCCTTACTCAGACCAAGCGTCTCTCGGTGCAGATTGGTGGGCGAGTAGGCGTTATAGCCGTCGCGTGTTCCACCCGTGATGTAGAGGATCTCGTCTTCCCAAAACTGCTGCTGCACGCCGTCGATCGTGGAGGCGTAGAACCACATTTTCCCGTCGCGGATCTGCCAGTAAAACAGGTCTGGACGAAGCGGCCGCAGTGCAACCACCTTGCCGGCGGCGTCGCGTTCAATGTAACTAGCGTGGCGGCCCCAGATAAGCAAGTGAGCCATCATAGTCCAGCGATACGTGTACGAGGTCATGCGCTCGTTGGGCTCGTCGTGCAGCCTGAAATAGAGCGAGTGCTTCTTCGCCTCGATGCGGCCCCGCGGATCGAGGTTACGGTAGACCTTCCAGGGCAACATCGCCACAGTTTGGGCGATGACATTGACGCACTTGTAGACATCGCTGACGGTGAGCGCGTTGGCCTCATGAATCGTGATTCCCGAGGATGTTTGCGAAAGCGCCAGCAGGCGCTGCAACCATCCAGTGGGCTGCGAAACTGAGTCGCCAGCGATACTGATCGCGTTGCGGATATTGCCGAAGAGGGCCATCAGTTTTCAGTCTTTTCAGGTTTAAATCCGAACAACGCGAGCAGCACAAGCAAAACGCCGCCCAGGATGACGCCAGCAGGACGATAGATCATGCTGGTGCCCACGCTCATGAGGACCATGCCGAACAGGCCCGTCGCGTCCCCGACTGCAGAAGGATTTTTCTTCATAAGATCAGCACCCCTCTTGCGCAGACATACCGGACACCGCGAGCGCGTTGATCAGCGCACCAATCGGACGACTTTTACCCACAAGAATTGGAGCAACGTTGCCCGACGCATCAACTCTCACCTCAAAGCCATAAATCGCATCTAGCAGCACCGAATCACGGCTAAACGCTAGAAGCCCCCACAAAACTAGCTCTTTCATTCTTTTGGTGGGCGAACTTAACGAGCTAAAACCTTGCCTCACTTTCACCGTCGGGAGGCCATCTCCGTAGAGCTGCGACATAAGCGATGCCCCCTCCCATGGATCGAAACCTACTGCCTCTGGGTGAAAGATTGTATTGAGTTCGCCTATCCGTAGGCGGATACCTTCTACGTTCTGCCTGGCAGGAAAACAGAAAGAGACCGCGTAATATTTCGGATCGATGGCGATAGGAGGGAACACGAGCACGAATACCGAAAATCCCTCAATGTTCGCGAGTGCGATGCCGCCAAAGCACTGCCTCCCCTTGAGGTCATAACGATTAAACTCTTCCTCACATTTAAGCCAATCAATCACGTCAATCCAGCGACGACACGGAGCCGAGATAACAGTTTTGCGTGGGCGTAGCAGTTTGACGAGATAAGCAAAGAGATTCTTCATAGGACTAGGAGCCCTCGCTCTTCATACACGGATTTCTTTGAGTCAGATGGAACCACGATGGACCGCGCCAGTGCGTCGACCAGGGCGGCAATGCCGTCAATCTTTTCGCTGCTTACGGCCTTATCTGGCTTGATGCAGCCGGCCGCGTCGATGGCAACGATGACATTGCTGGCCATCCAGCGAAGCACAGGGTTACCGCCATGCGCCAGCACACCAGTGAGAACCATTTCTATGAGGCGTTTGGTGGGCGCGTTCAAGCTGAGGAAGCTTTGCCTCAGCGGGACCATCGTGAAACCATCTCCGGTGAGTTGCGTGACGAGCTGCTGTGCGTTGTACGGGTCGTAGGCAATCTCTTTGATCTCGTACTCGCCTGCGACCTGGTTAACTTTTGACCGGATGAAGTCGTAGTCGATTACGTCTCCAGAGGTGAGAATGAAAAGCCCTTGAAGCGCCCAGATGTCATAGGGAACGCGATCTTTTTTGCTACGCTTCTCAATCGCCTCTTTAGGTAGGAAGAAGAACGGAAGAACGCGCCACTTGAGATCGTCTACCGTGGGCGGAAACAAAAGAACGAACGCAGAAATATCCGTGGTAGTTGAGAGATCGAGTCCGCCGAAACAAACGCGGCCGAGAAGCAAGTCGAGTGCGAAGTCTTCGCCGCACAGGTCCCACTTATCCATGGGCATCCAGGCAGAATGGCCGGTGGTCCAGACGGACATTTGAAAGCGGAGAAATGCATTGAACGCGGACGGATCGTTCTTTGCTTTAGCCGCTTGTTCGCGGAGCGTCTCAAGCTGCACGATGCTGCCAAGTGCAGGATTCGCCTTAGGCCAATTCCGTTCGTCCTCCCAATCGTCTCCATCGTCGAGGCCGCATATCCATGCGAACCAGGTGTCATCCTTGATGACGCCGAGCAGAACCTTGACAGAGTACTCACGCTGCTGCCAGCAGACTGAGTGCCGGTCGAAACCAGAGTTGGTAATCGCAAAGAGCAGCGGGTTACGCCGCTTGCCCATGCGGGTGACGATCTGGTCCCACACGCCCGAACTGCGATGTGTATGGAGCTCATCCAGCACGGAAAACGATGGCCGCAAACCATTGAGGTTTTGGTCCTCAGAAGCGAGCGGCTCAAACTTCGACGCCGTTCCGGGAAGACTCATGTTCCCGACGCCGACAAGTATCCGCGAACGCAGATAGTCAGACTTTCTGACCATCAGGCTGGCGGTATCGAAGACTAGCTTCGCTGTCTTCTTGTCGGTCGATGCCGAGAATACTTCTGCGCCTGGCTCGCCAAACGCATAGAGTTCATAGAGGCAGAGACCTGAGGCAAAGGCCGACTTTCCATTGCCGGCGGCGATCTCGTTATACGCAAACTTGAAACGGCGGTACCCGGTGGCCTTCCACTTCCACCCGTACAGAATCCATAACTGCGCCTGCTGAAACGGCAGCAAGGTGAAGGGCTGATCGTCATACTCTCCCTGAGTGTGCTTGAGGAAGAGCGGGAAGAAATCGATAACAGCTTCAGCCGCTTTGCGATCAAAGACCAGGCCGCGGGCCGCGCCATCTTTCAGGTCCTTAACATGCCTCTCGATCTGCAGCCTGACGAACTTTGAAACAACAATCTTGTCGCGCAGGACGTCGGCGATATACTTTTCGGCGACGCTCCTGGCTCTACCCATGACTTAACTCATCCTTGGCGACGCTGCTCCATATACTTGTCGCGCGGATCGCCCGCCTCAGTTTTCTGCGGGACCGCGGGAAAGGTGTTGACGCGGACACGGTCAGACGGATTGAGGCCACACTTTCCGCAGAGACGCCCCAGCTCGGCGCGCTCACCTGGCTTGATGGAGCGATTACGCTCGCGAAACTTCAGTTCGCAGATGCTTTCGACCGTCCATCGGTCAGCCGACGTAAGCCAGGGAGCCATCTCTGCGACCTCAGCCCAAAGGCCGCGCATCTTTTCCGCTTCCTGGTATCCAGTCGCAGGAGAAACAATCTCCCAGCGCTTAGGTGGTCCACCCAAAGGGCCGTCCGGTTTGGGTTCTCCTGCGCGCGCCGCGGCCCGCTTTGGATTCGCTTTGAAGGCTCCCGTGAGCTGCAAGAGGTTTGTCGGTTTAGGAGGCCGTCCAGCCATTCAGGTCACTTCCGCGCAAGATTTCAGAACCAGTAGAGCCTTGAAGGGCCTTTCCTGCGCTGGCAGAGGCCGTAACATTAGGGCATTTAGTCAAACCCACTTCAAATGGATATTTTGGGCAAAACCTCCATTTTGTGGACACGCCAGGGATAAGGCTATGTCGGTCTCCAGACCGAGGCGCTAAGGGATTTCACCCGCCCTCCCCTACCGGGAGTACCTACTCACCGCGTGCCGTTCGGATACTGTGATCCTCATGGCAAAGCGCCATGCAGTTGCTCTCGACCAGTTCCAACTCCGGATAGTCGGCAACCTTCTGGACGTGGTGCACATCCGTAGCCGGTCGCACAATGCCGCGCTCCTCACAATCCACACACACCGGATGCCGACGCAAGAACCACGCCCGAAACATCCGCCAGGCACGGTCATATCCACGCGCAGCGGCACTGCCTCGGAATCGGTCAAACTCATGCTTAACCTGATTCGTGAGCGACTGATGCTGTACGCAGTACCGTGAGCCGATGACCAGCGCCGCGCATCCAGGAGATCCGCACGGATGCTTGCTTCGACTTGGCATTGCCTACTTCACCGCAACCGGCAGATATTCCGTGGCTGCGCCGGTACTTCCGATGTATGCCCACCGCCGCGGTGCGTTGAGCCGGTCGACCTGTATATGTACGCACGCTGCTACCCCTGCAGCATTCGTTTCCAGGATCGCCTTATCGAATGGCAAGCCACTCTTCTCACATAGCCAATTGAACAATCCGCGAATCGACACAGCAGGCACGTCTATATCTGCCGCTGCATGGCCATCATCGAATAGGTGGTAACTCGCCGTCTTCCCACCCACACGCGCATTGTGCCCAGGGTCGCGATACCAATCATGCACGCGCACTTCACCCCATTGCGCACGGATCGCTTCCAGCACACTCATACATAGATAATCAGCGTTAGCGATAAGCCGCTGATCGCAACCAGCAACGCCCAATTCTTCTTCAGTGAAATGCTCTGTCAACTGCATTGCTTCCCCTTAAAATCAAACGGCGCCTTTCGCATTTCACTACTCAGCGCCCTCGTTGGGTTTTCTCGTTAGAATCCAATCCTTGCGGCTACTTGCCCAAACCGAACAGAACCCCGATAATCGGCTGGTAGTCCGACCCGCCCGACACAGAAGACTTCAGAAACCGAATCGTCGGCATGAGATAGTAAGCATTCTTCAACGGAATCGCGGCGATCGCACCGCCGTTCCACTGCCAGCCAGTATTCGTTCCGCTCCAACTGATTCCCGCCGCGGTCGGTACATAGATGTCGACCTTGCCAATCGAGGTCAGCTTCTGTGCAATGCCTGCTCCGATATTGGTGGTCACAGAGAACGGCTTCACAGTGGTTGGTAGCGCATCCACTGCTGTAAATGCGTAAGTACCACTCCCAGCCACTAAGCGTGCATAAAGTCCCGTTCCGGCAATACCTGGACTAGCGTTGACGTTGTAAGATACTCCCGCCGCGTAGAGATTCTGGATGCTGTCCGAGGTCGCCGTCTGCCCAAAGCAACTCGGCACAACCAGCAAGCAAAACAAGATCATCCCTGCTTTTGTCAGTCCAGCCTCCGCCTGAGCATTATCGCTCGGAGCTCCGAAGATCGACGGCAGCATCGCGTGAAGTAACACAGAAACTCCCACGAGTACCGCGAAGATGGTCTCGTGTACAGGCTGATCAAGCCATTTTCCCGCCAATGTCGGAACGCCGATCACACCCGCAAGCGTGACCGCCAAATGAACATACTGCGATAGCTTCGACATAAAACTTCCTTTCTCCTTCGCTAAGGCCTTGAACTTTCCCCAAAGTCCAATAAGCCGGATCATTTCAATAGGGTTCATGCTTTTCAGCCCCCTCTTTTCACTTGCTTTGGCGGGTTACCGGTTATCAATTACCGTGCGGCTCATGCGCACGATAGAAATCCTCCGGATCCGGCGGCGCACCGCGCCCAGTCGCGCGCCGATACGTTCCGCCAGTCCGGATGTTGTAGTCTTCCCAAAGCGCATCGTGCTCGCTCACAAACTGCCGCAATGGCGCTGTAAACGCACGAAGCACATGTGCAATCTTCCACACCGCCGTAAGCACTACAGACGACGCGATCAATACAGCAATCAGAAACGGCCATTGCACCTGCTGCACCGTGACAGGCATCTGCACTCAGGCGTCCTCGCTTTCAAGGTTTGGGGTAAACCCGCACAGCCTTATCGCCATATACTGGCTCACCGCGTCCATCATCGATACGCGACGCAGGATGCAGCCATTGCTCCATCTTTGCCAGCGCCAGCTCTACCGCATCTTCCGGCGGCAACGCTCTTCCGCTCTTCGGGTTGCGCCGGCAGATTCTCTTCTCTTCCGGCATCCCCAGCGTGCGCGACTTGCCGTGCTTGAACGCAGTGCCCGCAATCAACTCCACCTGGCGCACCGTGATAGAGCAGGAGCTTGGGGTCGATGGAAGGTCTTTGTCTGTTTGGAATGTAGCCAGGGCCTGATAACCAACATGCTCGCCGAGCTCATTATTGACGCGACGCCATTCTCCGTTGGCGACTTTTTTGTCGCCCACAGCGGATGACACTCTGCCGACGACTCGCCACCCCAACGTCGTATTAGGTGGGAAAATCGCCAACGCGTAATCGCTATTAGATGCGCGTATCCGTGGACGTGTGCCCATCGCATTGCGCGCCTGTCGAGGAGGGGAAACAGAGCAAGCCGCAACCGGCATTGCTGCCAGTGTGGGATGGACTTGCCCAGATTTTAGACGTGATTCAGCTAACTCTTGAAGCGCCCACTTCGATCCGCGGGGCACCTGCCTTTGGTTGGCTAGGGCGGTAGAAGCAACTTGGCAGCCACAAACTTCACATCAAAAACGAAATCGGCGGCTGCCTTGTTCCTCACTCACTATAGGTCATTCTCTAAATTTGTAAATCCGGAGCGGTGCAAAGACGATGCGCTTCTGACTTGCGTATGCGAAATCCAAGCTCATCAACATACACCCACGCATCTGGATCGTATGTTCCGTTAATCACATCCTTGAGCGCCTCAGCGTGCCAGACAGCCCTGTCTCCCGAGATGCGGCCGCCAGTCATGCGCTCGATTCCTTCAGCCATTTCCAAAACGCTAATTTCCAACTCAGGTGTATCCATTTTCTCGCTTTCTTGGAACCGTAGTACCGTTCGCGACGGTGCCTAGCGTTTAATCGTCTTCCATAGTGCAAGGAAGATCAGATGCCACCAAGCAACGTATCCGCGCCAAGTCAATTGAACCCACGCGGCCCTAGTCTTTGGTGTGCCGATATAGACGATACTGCCACCCGGAATCCACCAATTGATTTCAGTTCGCAGTTTCATGTCACCCTCGCGACGGTGTCTAACTTGGTCACAGGCAGCGCAGACTTTTGGCTTCACCGTTTCGCCTCTTTCCGCTAAAAAGTCCTCCTATCGCCCCTGACGGCTCGTGCGTTATGATGTTTAGCCGAAGGAGGAAACCTCTATGAGCGAATTTGTTTCGAATATCGCGCTGAAGAATGGAAGCGAAGTCGAAGTGGGGCTTACGGACGCCGATAGAAAGACGAGAAAGGCGAGCTTGGACCTCAAGGACCTTGAAGATGCACTCAAAGCTTTGGGCCTCAATGGGACAGCTCTGTCCGAACCTGTGAGGCTCCTCAAGCAAAGAGAGCCGTTTACATGGCTGTCCGTTCCTGTTACGCCTGAGTTCGCCAAGTTCTTGAAAAAGACCTAGAACTTCAGCAGACATCTTTAGCCTTTCTCTTGGCATCGCAGTGCCAGCGACGATGTTAAGGGAATCAACTATGCAATTCCCAGAAAATACCACCTATGCCGCTTTTAGCTCCTGCTCCATCGGCTCGTTGAGCACTTTGATCTGCAAGCTGATCAACAGGCACCGAGCATCCATGTTGGCCTTGAATTCAGCCTTGGGCATATCACGCCAGCACTGCTGCGCCAAGTGCTGCGAGGCCCGGTCGAGAATCTCAGTCCCCGTGCGCAAGACTTTTTTCTTGCGATACGTTCGCATCGCCTTCGCGTGGCACTCAGCGCAATCCCGTTGCCCTTTGCGCCGTTCCTTGCCACATCCTCCGCTGCACAGTGTTCCCGCCTCACGATACTTCATTGCTCTCCCTCTCTTTCTGTTCCACGTAGAACAAAACGTGTCACGTGAAACACTTCTATTTCCTACTTCCGACACTTGCTCCAGCCAAACTATCCAGCTTTTGCTGATTCCACGCCCAACCCCGTTCATCGCTCCAAATTCCTAACTCGAAGAACTTAACCGGGCCCCAATGCACGTCGATGAACTCTCCGTTGCGCTTGAATTTCTTCCAGCTTTCCGCCATCTTCGGCGCGGTATGCCACAGCGGCTGCTCTTTATCCAGCTCTTGCTGCAACACAGCCTCAATCACCGGACCGATACCGCCGATGCGCGGCCCGCGCCGCTCGCGCCGCACGAAGCCACACTGCCGCATCACCCAGTCCCGCGCCGCCGGCATATCGCACAGCTTCTCCTTCAATGCATCTGCCCGCTGTGCCTCCTCCCGTTTCGGCGCGATGGCGGATGCCTTCCGATTTTGCTCGCGGTAAAACTCTTCCCATAGACGCCGATCCGCTCCCGGATGAAGGCTCTCAATGTGTGCAAGCTGCGCCTCGGTCAAGCCCCCGCATACAGACCCAAATTCGGCCGAGTCGCAATTTTCTCCTCCTCTATCACCGCGAGAATCGCTTTCCAGATTTCGAGGTTCAACTCCCTGATCCATCGAGACGAGTTCGTTTTCCTTTTCCGGAATGCCGTTCTGCGCCACACCTTGGGCGCTTGCGTCTTTCTCCTCTGCATGTTTTTGCCTTTCCTGATCTCCGATCTCTGAAACCTGATCCCTGTCGTCTCCGCACTCCCCCGCTTGCGGGGGTTGGGGGGTTAGTACTTGTTCTTGTTCCCGTTGCTGTTCCCGTTCCCGCGCGCGTACTACTGGGGCAGTGCGCGTCTTGCCACCCTTCTGACACCCTTCCGCCACCCTTTCGCGCAAGAGTGGACCCACCCAAAAGGGCGGTACCCTGCCACCCTTCCGGCATCACATCCAACGCCGGAAAGAAGTAGAAGACCAAACATCCGCGACCTTGCCCTTTAGGCCTCAAGCGAAGAATCACGCCCTTGCGTTCCAGCGCTTCGAGATACCGCTGACAGGTCCGCTTATCGCTCAGAGATTCCTCGGCTATCGTCTCCACCGAGGGATAAGTGAAGCTCTTGGCCTTGTCCTGGTGCGAGTCTGCCAGGACCATGCCGACGAGCTTCTCCCGAGGCGTCAGCCGCTCTCCGTTCGGGCAAAAAACCAGCCCTTTCATGTACCCACTTGCCCGTGCGCTCACAGTGTTTCCCCATGCCCCGCTTCAACAGTTCCGCGGAGTCTTTCCGTTCTCAGATTCCTGGCTTCTATTCCGGCGTCGCAACTTACCCTTGGTGATGCAGCCACTGGCCCAAACTGGCCAGCTTCCTGCGCCGCCAGGCCGCTATATCCCCATGCCGCACATCGCCCGCATCGACCATCAAGTCGATCGCCGCGCGCACATGGCCCATTTCGCTCTCTAACGAAACGCGGTTGATTGGTCCACCAAAAGGCGAAGCGCTCCGCCACCCATGCCGCAGCACCTTGCCCACCGCCTGCGCCACTTCGCCGCATTCCTCAGCCAACACCGCCAACCGCTCTACCTCCGCCGCTGTCAGGCCTGGAAGTCCCGCCGCAGCCCTCTCTTCCGCCTCGCAGTACTGGGACGCTGTCAGTTTGTCCTCAGCAGCCTTGCACCGCTTCGCAATAGCCACCAACGCCTCATAACTTCCGTGCCCCATGTAGCCCAAGTGAATCGCAAGCGAGCGGAACTCGTCACGATCCTTCTCGAACTTGTCCAAATACTCCAAATATTCCCGCCACCGCTTCGGAAGCAACACCCGCCCACACCCGCGCTTCCATTTCGCCAACTGCGCTCCAAATTTCTTCATGCTCTCTCCCTCGTTCCGCCCCACTCGTTTACAAACTCCGTCCGGCATTCCGCCGACCCCGCACGCAATAGCTCCTGATCAGAAGCCGCTGAGGCATGCACAAAATCCAACAGCAGTTCGAAGGCCCCAGGAATTCGCTTCAGCTTGCCTATCCCGCGGCGCCAGTCATATTCCACCGTGCGCACCGACACCCCAAGCCGCTTGGCGATCACCGCAATCGGCATCACACGCTCGCTCGACTCTTTCCATCGCTTTGGACCGCGCTTCCCCATTCCCCACCATCCCCTTCAACTCACAGCCACTTCGTCTCTCGTCTAACTGATCGCACCGGCTTAAACTTCTTCAACGCACGTCGTAAGCAAACTTTGCAAATACCTCTTCCCAGACAGTTACGGAAAATCGACCACCCAAAACCGTTCGAGCGATTCCACCCACGCCGGCACATCGGGTTACCCACTCTTTGAAAGGTTCCGCGATATAAATGCGCCACCGATCCTTGCTCATTTCGATCAAGTCCAATCACATACGCCCGGCCAACGATCCTCACTGCCGCTAGGCGATCCGACCATTGCACTTCAGGGAAATAAGCTGCAATCTTCACTCTGTCCATCTGACTTACCGCCCCCTCCAACTGGTCCGCTGTGCAGCCAAGTTGCTTTGCCGCTTGATCTCTCGCCGGAACCGCCGCGCATTCCGAGCCATCCGCGGATCGTCGAATTCCCAGCACTCGGTATGGTCGATAATGAGCAACTCTTTCAGCTCGGCTAGCTTTTCCGGATTGCGATCCCGACGACGCACCGATAGAAACTCAAAACACGCCAAGCACTCAAAGGCGTTCAGCTCCTCGTGCCACTCCACGCCGCCATCTTCCGGCCGCTGCCGCTTGGTCGCCTTCATGCCCGCCGCCCCGTAGCTATGTCCACCTTGCTAGCCAGGTCAACGCCGCAGAAAAACGGCCTCCGGTGCCCCATCCGCTCAAAGTGCTGCTGCCAGTTGCTCACCATGCACTCACACTGGGGGCAACGCTCCAACTGCGACACCCACACCGCCGGCGTGCTCTTCCGTGCCGCAACCTTAGCCGCGCGCCGTACTGGCTGCCGTCGCGCCCCCCGCGCTTCTTTCATCCCCTTGCGCAACACAATGCCAAGTTCGACAGCCTTCCATTGCACGCCGCGCACCGACCGGCCGATCCGCTCAGAGATCTGCTCTTCCGTCAGCGTGTCCGACAATTTCAGCAGTTCGGCTTCCTGCGCCTCTGTCCAGCGCTTCATCCCGCGGAGTTGTACGCCCAGTTTCTGCGCCTTGTCGCGTACCGAGTTATACGAGCGTCCCAACTGCTTGGCCAGGTGCCCAATTCTTTGGTCTGGCTTGGCGTTGCGGATAACATCCAGCTCATCCTGCCGCCAAAGCAGCGGATTGAAGCTCTTCAATTTCAACCGCTGCAACTGCCCAACAATGGAGTCTTTCGAGCGCCCAAATAGTTTAACCAGGTCACGCACTCGCGTCTTCGGCGCCAGCCGGCGCAGCTCTTTCAAGTCGTGCTCCGACCAGTTGTAGGGCTTACTCTCTGCCTTTACGCTCATCGCATTCCTCTCCCCGTATCAGTTCCCAGCTAAAGACGCCCACCGCACATCCAAGCCAAACATCAAGTCGACTGCACACATGGCACGCCAAGCGCCAAAAGACCACGGCCACAAATACCGCCAACAAAACCCTCAACACGTTCTTCGCCATCGCCCTACTCCCAGGAGATACAAACCCCCACAAAGAGCAGGATCGCGTAGGCCGCCTGCTCATGAAGATCAATACTGAAGCCCACCATCAGCGCCGGCACAAACTCCACTTGCATCCTCACCGCGCCGCGCTCCTACGGACCTTGCGCTCAAGCATGCGATCCCTAAGATCAGCGCATTGCCCATGCAGCATCGGGCCAAAGTATTTGCTCGGGACGTGCTCCATAAGCTTCACAAGGTTCGCCACGCCACCCGCCCGCTTCAGCGTGCCGCAATCGACCAGAGCCGATGCCACAGTAGCCAGGCCGATCGAATAGCCCGCACCGTGCAACTGTCGGATCGCTTCGAAGATCACCCGGTGCGCGTCCAGGACGAAGCAATCCACAGACAACAACATGGCGCCAATCAGCTCATGCACCGCCAACGGATTGAGCAACATCTCACCCAGTACGAGTGATCCGAGTTCCGCATCCGACCGCTGAATCGTCTTTCTTACCTTGACCATGCCGCCACCTTTTCCCGCGCCGCCCGGCGCGCTTGCTTCCGGTTATTCGTGCAACGGGCCCAGCTCCAACCGCGCCGCCTTACGTTTCTCTTTCCTAGCCGCTTCCAGATCCCACACCATCCTCGAGGTCCGATCCTCGATCAAGTCCTTCACATCCGCCGGTGTGAGCTCCACATCGGCCGCCAGCGCCGCATCGTCCCGCCGCACCACAACCACCGCGAATGCTCCACACTTGCCGCGCAGCCACTCTGCATACGCCACAATGGTTCCCGTCTTGGTCCAGTCCGGTTCGCGCTTTGCCATGACACTCCCAACTCCGCTCACAGAAACCCAGCACCCATCGCGACGGTGCCTACCAAGCCCCGATTACTCTTCCACAGAGAAGTTCGTGAACTCGCTCTCGATCAAAAGCATCGACAAGATCGAGCGTATCGACGTACACCGGGATATTCGTCCCCGCAATGGCACTTCGGAGACCACACAGAGTGCAGATAATTGGCACCACATCATGCGGAAACGCTTCTTTATACCGCTGCCTGGCGATGCTTTTGAGAGCAGAAAACGGCACCATTAGGACTGCGGCCCCTTGATGGTCTTCATGGATGACCTCCAGAATCCCCTGAGTCTTTCCTATGCCTCGGGGTCCGTGCGCCATCTGATTCTGCCTTATGCTCTGCTTGACTTCATCTTTGTTAGTGCAGTACATCTATCCTCCCTCTCACGTACCGTAGTGCCGACGCTTACTACGTGCGACGGGGGTAGCCCAATCGCGGGACCGGACTTACCGGATGTTCCCCGCCGCACGCTCTCGCACCGTTGCTCGCACTCCGGCGCGAAACTTAATTGCTATACGATGATCGGAACGTCAGGAAGAGCCTTGAAGAGATAGCCCTGGATGCTTTTGACGGTATCCACCTTCCACTTGGCATCGATCTCAAACAGGCCGATACGCGGAAGTTCATCCTTGATGCCCTTCATGCGGAGAAGGAACTTGGACTCCACTGGATTGACCTCACGGAAGGTGCGCCACGGTACCAGCGGAATGCCGTCTGCAGGCAGCTCGCAAGCCGTGCGGGTCACCGCGCCATCCTTTATCGTGATCGCCTGCGACATGCCGTCATCAGCGACAGAGACAGACGTTTCGTGAGACACCGTCGACGCCAATCGCTGCACATTGACCGCCTGATCGTTGAAATAAAAGGAGGATCGGAAATCAATCAGAAACTCTTCCGGCGTGTAGAATTTGCCGAACGTGAAGGGCGTTTCGTCGAGATAGGTTGCCGAGGCCCACACATGCCGGCGTCCATACTCATCGGCCTTGAGCGAGATCAGCTCGACTCTCAAGTAATCGACAATGCGCACAGCCACTTCTGTGGGCAAGTTGTCAAGCTTTGCCGTATAGGCGGCAATGAGGCCATCCAGCGAAGAAACCTTCAACGTTGGATATTCCCACTGCGGAGCAAGCGGCCTAATCGGCGCACCCAACGTTCCATTCGCTTGCACCGCATAGTGCTGTCCGGCGATCTCTTTCGACACAGGCACTTCAGCCTTCACGCGATCAAGCAGATATTTCAAAAACTCAACCATTGCATTCCCCTTCTGAGTTACGTGGCGATCAGCCACGCAGGTTAGTTGCCAGCCTTAAAAGAAAGCGGCGCTGGTGCTTCCTTTGGCGTGGGCGGAGTGAACAGATTCTGCTGACGCGGATCACGGTCGAGCGCGTAGTAGTTGCCTTCTTCATCGCGGCCCATATAGATCCGTGATGTAGATGGAATGATCGAAGCCAGCGCAGCCTTGCAGGTAAACTGCGTATCGATCTGCGTACGGTCTTCTTTGGGGTGAAGGGTCAGCGTCAAAGTAATCTGGCGCTTAGCCGTTGCGGGCGTGTTTGGATCAGCGATGTTTTCCATTGCCTCGGCAAGCTTTATGCCGAAAGCCTGAACCATTGCGCCCTCTGAGATCGACTCGATGTCGATCAACTGCGGCTCATTCGCCGCCTTCTCTTCTTTTTCCTTGATCACTGCACTCCTCCTAAACGCACCCATTCAACGATTACGACGTAAGTCTTGTGAGCCAGATAACCCCACAGGCCCAACCCTGCAAGAATCGTCAGTACATCAAGCCAACGGCGCAGCTGTATGCGCTGCACGAAACTTCTAACTGCCGGAGCCTGGTCCGCCTTCTCTTCCGAACTCGGCACCGCATAGAGCTCTTCCAACCGCATGCAATCCAGGCTGCACTCAGCGCACATCGGAACGTCGCGAAAGTGGCCCATCGTAGGCTCGCCGCAGCTACGGCACTCTTGCGCCTTTTTCGTTATTTCCAACCAAGGAATCAAGCTCTTCATTGATTGATTCATGCCGCCTTCTTCTTTCTGCGCTTTCCGCAAATCAGCGCGTGTACTTCGGCCGTGGACTTCTTGCGCGGCCTATTCGCCTTCGCTTTCCTGCCTGCCGCCAGGTAGGCCCGCATGCACTTGTCTCCGGTGCACACATTCCTCTCCCGATTAGCCCAGCTACAGGTATCTCCATCGCTCAGAGTGCAGGGATCCACTTCGGTGCAGTGGCAGTACCGGCACTCACCCGGCGGCGCATAACTCATGAGTCACCTCCATCCGGTTCGTCGTCGGTCAGAGTAACCTGGAGCTTGGTCGCCGGTGCATGTACTCCTTGCCCCGCCCAGCGCCGCTTGACCGCATCCTTGATGCGCTTTTTCTGCTCAGCAGATAGCGTCCGCTTCGCCGGTGTCGCTTCCTTCTTCGCAGCCTTCACAGTCTTCTTCACTGCGCTCTTCTTGGTAGATTTGCTCGCCCTGGAGGTCTTCCACGCATACGCGCCGTCAAAACCTAGCCGCTTCACCGACGCCAAGAACTTGTCTCTGCCGTACTTCGTGCCCTGATATTCATTGGCTGAGATGTTGTCAAGTGAAACAAGCGCGACAGCCTTCGCAAATTCCACACTGTCCACCTTTGCGGTTTTAAGTGTCTTGGTAAAACCAGGCAGCGCAGCTTCGGAAAGTTTCAGTGCGTCGCCATAGTTGGGAGCTATTGCGATGACGAGTACGCGCAGCACGTCGGCCGGTATCGCAGTAATCGATTCCAACGCCTTGGATGCCACCGCAACCCGCAACTTACTTTCAGCACGAGCCTCAGCCGCGCGCTTTTCCTCAGCGGCCTTCTCTGCTGCCGGATCGCGCCGCGCACCGCCTTCGCTCTTCGCTTTCTCCCAGGCCTTCGGATGGGCCTTGCACCCCGACACTACGCACACCTGGAGGATCTCGCCTGGCTTGCGCAGCTTCTCGTTTCGGCCCATGTAGCCGCGGTTCGCATTGTCACTCCAATCCACGGTGACGGCTGCACGCGCATGTTCGCAGTGCTTCTTTGCCTCAACCCACTGACCAGCCTTGAAGTCCTGGGCGAGATTGATGACGATACTTCCCTTCGTCGGTTGCCCTAGTGTGTCAGTCTTCACCTTCGTCTTGCGCGGTTCTGAGCTAGTCGGCTTCCAACTCGCCCGGAGGGGCTCAAATGCGCCTGGGACCGGCGGCTGTCCAGCTTTCTGTGCGGCCCTGTTTGCCTCATAGTGCGCCTCGAGCCTTACGAACTCTTCTGTCTTTTGTTTGAAACATCCACCATCGGTGCAAGTCGGCTCACCAATCTCCAGATCAGCAAACAGCGGCGCATTGACCTTGGTATTCTTCGGGCAGTCGAGACAAGAGCCTAATTCCGGCAGCAGGTCGAAATCACCGAGCGACCAAGGCGCGCGGCTAAGTTCTGGACCGGCACCTCCTTGGATGTGCTCCTTGAGCCGCAGTACCGACTCCGGCTCCCAAGCTCTCCAGTTCTTGCCCTCTTCTTCCCACTTTGCCCGCGCAGCGATTCGGGCGTCGATCACATCGCTGACAGACTTCTTAACGCCGGCCTGCGGATCGATCACCCATTTCAAGGCCTGATCTTGCTCATCCAGGCCCAGCCGCGCCAGCAGCAGTGCATGATCCACCGTGATAAGTTTTTCCCGGAGCGCATCGCACGGCGCAAGTCCCAGCGAGCACAGTTTGAGCTGCCGTGCCACATGGGATACTTCCTTGCCTACTCGCGCCGCCACAGCTTCGATTGAGCCGAGTTGCTTGAGCAATGCCTCGAATGCCCGCGCCTCTTCCAGCGGCGGCACATCCGCGCGCTGCAGGTTATCGACTAGCGCAAGTTCAGCCGCTTCAGCGTCTGTCATCTTTCGTACAATGCACGGCAAGGTTACGAGCCCCGCAATCTTCCCAGCGGCATAGCGACGTTGCCCGCAAACAATCTCAAATCGATACATCTGAGGACGTACCGATAGCGGTACAAGAATCCCACCCTTGCGGATAGTGGCAGCCAGCTCTTCAAGCTGCGTCTGGTCAAACGTCTTGCGCGGATTATCCGGTGACACAAACAGGTCGTCGATCGGGATCTCGCGCACTTGAACATCGGCAACGACGGGAGCGGTAGCAGTCATTCCGCACCGCCTTGCTGCCCAGCAGCTGTCGACGGTGTCGCTGTGCACCAATCGTTATCGCAAGAGCCGTCACACTGGCGAACATCCAAGCTCTGTGCGTGCAGTTGCTCAGCCATTCGAATTTCGTTGAGCGACTTTGGGCACTCATGCGTGTAGAGCGTGTAGCCTTGGCCATCGCCCCAAGCTTCCACACATTGATTCAGTGCAAGCTCAGAGAGCAAAAGCTTCCGACCCAGCTGCAGCTCCGCATCCCAAACGCCGCCTCGCTTCCCGCACCTAAAACAAACCTTCTCGCATAGCCCGCGCGAACGAATCCCATCGCCCGCGCGGCCCCCCTCCTCGACTGGCGCATCCTCCTTTGTTGTGGAATTGTTTGCAACACTCTCAGCCAGCGCACAGAGCCGTTTGATCAAGCCCAGCACGCGGCCCACACCGCAGGTGTGGGCTGCGCTCTGCAATTCGTCCCATGTCCCGGACATCAGGCAGTTGGCGCAGATATACTGCCCATTCTTCAGCGACTCAATCCGCCCCTCTACCTGTGCCCGCGCAGCGTTAATCAACTGCGATAGCAGCCCATCACGCTCCGCCCGTGCCGGATCCTCAACATAGGTGCGCAGCGGCTCCGGCACTTCACCCACGACATTCTCACTGCAACCCGACAGGCACTTGTGCTGCGCCCGCGGGCATCCGTACGAATGGGTAAGCCCAACTCCCGGCACATCGACGCCCACACAACAAGGACTTTCAGGTTCCGAATCAAACCGCAAAACAGAGGCTGGGGCATCTAAACTACGGCCCTCAGCTAGATCGGTGAGCTCGACAGTGGGTTGTTCAGCGAAAGACTCCTCCGCCAGGGCGGCAGAGACGGAAGGGACAGTGCGAGGGTCGCCCATAGATTTCTCCTTTTAGTGCGCACGCTGCCGCCGGGCTGGCTCAGCCGGACGGATGCTGCGGAACTTTCCTTTGGTTTGGACCAGGCAGCCAGCAGCCTTCAGCCGCCGAACATACGCAGCCGCTGTCGACTTCGTTACACCGCGCGCCGCGGCCAGCTCCTCAAGCGTCGGCGAGACCGATTCCTTGCGGATCAGTTGCCGAATCAACTCCAGAAACCCAGCCTGCGCCGCCGTGATCTTCCGAGCCGTCCTATTTTTTTCTTGCACTTTCATTACAGGTATCATACCTTTGTGTCACAGTAAGTCACCAAGTGCGACACGTCAAGGAAAAAATGACAAAAAGAAAAGAGAGGCCTAGAAAGATGCTCAATACGGCTCAATACATTGCATCGCGCAGTGCAAGCCTGAGATCCAAGATCCCTGGATGTGAAAAACACATACTGCTCAATGAGTTCGATGTGTCTTAGCTTACTGGCATACATCGCGGTACACTCAGCCGATGGCGCTGCGCCGGGAAGGGTCCAGATTTCCTGAAATTGGAAAGGGCTGTGCGCTACCATTTGAGCGACATACTTGCGTATGTCGAAAAAGGCAGGCAATCATCCGTGCGGGCCAGTGTGGAGGATCGCCTTGTCTCTCAAAAAGCGCGGTAAATACTGGAATTACGAGTTCATGCTGCACGGCCAGCGGTACTGGGGCTCAACCAAAGAAACAGTCAAGTCCCGTGCCAACACATTTCTCTCGCTGCTCATCGCAAATCTTCGCGACCGCGGCGCGAACCCGCAGTTGAAGCGGCCACCAACACTCCAGGAGTTTGCCGTGCGTTTCCTCGAATTCATCAACGCGGAAACAGCGGCAGACCAGCTAGACCCGGACACCAAGCGCTATTACACCTACGGCTGGAAACTGCTGCAGGCAACCAGCTTGGCGAGCATGCCCATAGATCAGATCAGCCGCAGCGATGCGGCCGTGATCAAGTTCGACGGTAGTCCGTCCTACACCAACCAGGCATTCCGGACCCTGCGTCGGATGCTCAACCTAGCTGTCGAGTGGAGGATCATGCGCGCCGCCCCCAAGATCAAGACCGTCGAGGAACACGGCCGCACAGCATTGATCGAATCGGCACAAGAGACACTGCTGCTCGACGTCGCTCCGCAGCCACTCGCGGACATCCTAACCATCATCATGGATGCCGGCTTGCGGCCCGAGGAAGCCATGCGACTCCGCTGGGAGCATATCCTTTGGAGCCGGCGCGTCATGCTGGTCCCCTACGGAAAGAGCTTCAAGAGCAAGCGCTTCGTCCCGCTCAGCGATCGCGTGCGCGAACTCTTGCAGCTTCGCCAAGCGGACGTGACCGAGGAGGTGCCAAGCCCTTGGGTGTTCCCTTCGAAGCGCGCACATTGCGGCCATCTGACTACTGTCGCCAAACAATGGACAGCGACTGTACTGGCCGCCAACATAGAAGCCCAAAAACAGAAAAAGCCCCTCATCTCTGAGGAGCTTGTGTTGTACTGTGCCCGCCACACCTTTGCCACCGACATGCTAGAGCAGATGGACGTGGTCCAAGTGAAGGACCTGATGGGGCATGAAAGCCTGGGAACTACGATGAAGTACTTACATCCGAAGACGTCAGGAGCTACGGATGCAGTTAACCGCCGCAATGCTGCACGAGGCCTGCACATCGTTACGACAGAACCTCGACAGGATTACGACAAAACCTCCGACATTGCCATTTCAGTGGCCGTGTAG